TGCATTTCATCTGTGGGGTAGGCAATAGAAGTCCAGCCCAATGGATTAGATTTGAGTTTACACACAATCACTTTCATGCCATCCACAATCTGCATGGAATAGTTGTCGCCCATCATGCGGCGCATGGTGTTCCAATTCAATGCTGCACGAACGTGGCCGGGCATGTTGGCTTTGCCCAATCTCTGTTCTTCCTTGCCATATTTGGTTAGATTGTTCACACGTTTGGGTGATCCTTTCTCCCATCCTGGCCGATTTTTGAATTCTAATTTGAACTGTTTGACACGCTCCACAATAGCGTCTCTATCTGAACCGGCCAGCGTTTTATTTAGAATTTCCAACAAAAATTCTTGAATTACTTTGGGTGTGTCTGATCGTTTGAGGTCCAAGCCTGTGGCTTTGGTCTTGCCAATGCGACCTTCAACGTCCAATCGTTTGCCTTCGATGTCAATGGCGTTGACAGCATAGCGTTTTTTGGTGATGAACAGTCCTCGGTCTGCCACAGTTTCTCGACCACACTTGATCAACGCACCCATGTCTCTGGGACAGTGAAAAGCACGTTCCATAAATGCGGGAAAACTGGCATTGACCTGCTCGGCCAAGCTGTCATATAGGGCAATGCAGGTTTCTTTGCTCCAAGACATGCGTCCTTCGGCAACTTCGGCACGCAACGCGGGCCAAGCTGAAAAATAACAGGAGTCTGTGTCGCCATAGATCACTGCTGCGCCCACGTGGTCATACTCGCCAGTCACACACTCATTGAGATAGGCGTCCATGTGCCGAGCAATGCTGCGTCCAGTCAGTGTAGTGGACTGACCAATTCTTTTATCAAAGAAACGACAGCCAGGATTGAGAATAGCACCATATAAACTGTTAAGATTGATCTTCTTGACCAACTGCCTTTTGTCCCAGAATGCAATTTCTTTTGCATCAGTGGCTTCCTTTTTGCGAGCTTGTAGTTCCTTGCGTTCACTGTACCAACGTTCCAGCAAGCCTGGAATGATGCCTTGCTTTTCGTAAGTCAGTATGGTACCATTGGCTGTGAGTATCCATGGTCGATTGGAATCAAATATCATGTGCCAGATCTCAGCTGCTGAGTGCACCGACTCTTCGCCCGACTCCCAGTCAATGGTGATCTCAGTGCCTCGCTGCTGTTCCATCACAGCAGTGTATTCCAGGCAACCAAACAGGCCTTCCCAGGCAGCAGCAAAACTCTGCCCCGAAGCAATTTTCTCTTGAATCAATCGATCAGTCATGGTGGCACGCAGTTGGCCCACAATGGTTTCTGGTCCCATGTTGCAGGCACGAATGGCCGAAGGGTACAGACTGTTGATGTCCACGGATCCGATCCACTCATGAAGGCCTTTCTTGGGATAGGCCACATAAGCACCAGCAGCTTGTACATCTTCGTCGGTGAGTCTTTGCCGACGATTGGGCACCACCATGCCGCGTTCGTGTGCTTCGTTGATAATGGCCTGCTCGGTCACTGCCACAGCGCCCATGGTGGTCTGCAGCAGCACAGTGTTGGCATGAGCTAGTTCATTGGCCAAGTCCAAGAAACGCAGTTTCTTGTCCATTTGCGCAATACCATTGACGTCTTGTCGGTTGTACTGAATAAACGTGCGCCAGTTTTGATTGTACAGTTGATCCAGTGTGCCTTCAAACTTGGTCTTGCCTTCCAGTCCCTCGTATTCCAAGATACTGTCCAAGCTGTATGAATGGCGTTCTTCATAGGTGTACTTGCGATACAATTGCATGTAATCCATGTGCACCCGACCCACAAGGTCATAGGTCTGAGACTCAGCTCCGTATCTTTCGAAAGTTCTTTGTTTGGGCAACTGCCCCCATAAACAAAAGCGTCTAGTGTCATCTTTGCTGAGAACCCTAGTGCAGCGATTCACAGTGTAGGGAATGTCATAGCCTTCGGAGTTCCAACCTGTGAGCACATCAGCATCTTCGATCAAATCCAAAAAGGTTTTGATCATTTCGCCTTCGTCTGTGAACACTAAGGTATTTTCAAACTCTGACGCAATTTCATGCGCAGTCTCTAGACTCATGTGCCGCGGCGGCACAACCAACGTAACCAGTTGGTCCATCCAGTCTAGATATACCGTGATAGCTGTGATTGGGTTGAATGGATCCTCCACGGGAGAGAATCCACGTTCCTGGTCAAATGCTACCTCAATGTCGAATATAGCGGTGTGTAGCGTGGGCGCATCCATGCCCTTGTAATTTTCTTCCAGGCATCGAAATATGGGGTTGATATCAGATTCGTATAGCTGCTTGCCGCTTTGCACACGAATTTCTTTGCGAAATTCTTTGGAATTGCGAGTGGAAAATCTGGCCACTGGTGTGCCATAGATGCTGCGAAATTTGCCTCGCGGATCGTCGTAATAAAAGATATAGTTGGCTGGATATTCTTGATAGCGTCGAACGCCATCACGGCGTTCTACCACATGAATGCGGTCATGTTCGCGATCAAACAGTGCGTCTATGTAACTCAATGTTCTAATACCTTAGTAATGAACTCATCAAAATAGTCACTGTTTTGAAACCGATGTTTACCTGCTGATCCTATAGCACGATTATGCATAGCTCTATTATAGTTGTGCTTGTAACTTGTGTCAATGGCATCATTCTCTAACAAGTCCAACAAACACCTTTGTCGATCAACCCAACTCAATTGGTCAATTTGATCATGATAATCAATTTCAAAACCAATTGTTCGCAATTTTTCAACTGTACCAGTTTGCATAAACAATAGTGGAATCGCTGGAAAACACAATGCTCGAATTGCTTTCTCGCCTACGAACCATCTGTCAGTGGCAGGGTCAGTTGCATAAGTTTCTAGCACCAAAGAGTATTTTGAATCAGCAATGTAGTGTGACAAGTCAGCATTTTCAATAAAATTGCAATAGGGTACCATTGGTCTCAAAAGATGATAGGCTTCTTCAAATCTTGGCACATTACCTAGTTCGTATTTTGAGTGTATGAAATCAAATAAATCAATTCCAGTTAGTTCACTATAAGATCTTAGTTGTTTGAGTAAAAAACTTACGTAGCCTTTGTCTAATAACTGGCGTAGGTATAAAAAATAAAACCATGACTGTCTTACTGAGCATACCCTCTGGATGAAACAATTATAAAGTTTTGATGGATTTAGATTTGTTTTGTTATCGTTAGTAAATGAACAAAACAAAAAGTGTAACTTAGGGTCGCTGTGAAACCTAACAAATTCAAGATCTTCAAACGTAATGAAGTTGTCAGTGAGCACAAACAAAATAGCATTTTTGTCGCTACAAATTTTATTGAGTTCCTGATAATATTCATACGGGTTTAGCAAATCGCCGGGCCAGAAAGCAACATTTTTTTTATTTGCCAGTATGTTGCCAGTGTGAATAGAAAAGGCAATGGAATTTTTATTACACAATTGACGCAAACGTGATATGAGATCGCTGCGTTCGTTGCGCCAAATATGCTGATCTTTTGAATCTACCTCTGCTTGGTTGAACAACACATCATCCTATTATGGCTGCATGGCCTTGATGCATGCTGCTTACGGCAGCGACTCGTGTATGTGGAATATTTATAGAGTCTTACCAACTGTTTCTAGAATGGTTTCCAGTGTCTCGTGGTCTTGTTTTTCCTTGCCGAATTCGGCCTTGTGAGCCAGCTTGATAGCTTTTTTGAGAATGGCAGGTTTGACTTCCAGTTCTTCAGCCACAGCTTTGATAGTGTCAGTGAGACCGCCTTGCAAAGTTTCAATTTCGTGCATGACCTGCATGCCCTCGTTGATAACTTGCGTAAGCTTAAGTTTTTGTTCGCCGGTAAATGTTTTGCTCATGCTAGTCCTTTGGAAAACAGTAGTTTACAGCAAAATTTCAAGATTGCCTAATATTTTGGATAACTTTTTCGAAGTTCTGTTTGGTCCGATGATCATACCATTGGTAAATGTTTTTGATTTGAGACAGGTTTGTATGGAATCTACTTTGACATCGCTGCCACTGAGATTTGGCCCAGTCGCTATCTTGCAGCAATCTACGATTGTTGTCAATGGCTGAAAAAATTCTATCAAACGGATTTTGAACAGTGTCATAGCTGTGATCAATGACATCATCAAATACATCTAGACCGGTGTCTCTCATATGTTGTACGATACCTGATCCGCCCAACATAATCGGAAAATTACAAGCATAAAAAGCGTTGGCAGTTTTCTCAGTGACATTGAAACTGGGTGCACAAAAAGAAGACTCAGAAATGATTTCTACAAAACTATTACAATACTTTGGTCTCAAATCTTTATCGAAATTACTGGCGTTGTCATTGTCTAATCCGCGGTGTCTGCGATAAATTTCGAAATCATCTGCTTCCTGTTGGGATAATTGAGCCAAATGTGGATAGCCTTGGATCAAAATCTCTTTGTGCACTGTGTGTCTGGGCTCATCAAATTCCCAGCAGATACGATCTAAAAAGTCCTTGGGCTGAACATTGCCATACTGGTTCCACAGATACGATATGTAACCATACTGTGCTAGGCCACTGCCCAACAAATAGCTCAGTGTGACTATTCTATGATCTCTTGACTGCCTATTTAGGCATATAAAATGTTTCGTACTATCAAAATTTTTCTCAACCACTGGAGCCAAGGTCATATAATCTTTTTTTTGATTTACTATGTCTCCTCCCCATGGCACAATCCACATGTTAGATTTATTGATCTCTAGATTCAAGTTTTCCAAACTAGTAAAAATTACAAATTGTTTGTCTGGGTTCTCAGAGGCCAGCTCTGAAAGTCTGTGGCAAATAGTTTGCTGAGTGTCATGCCACCAATTGAACTCCTGCCAATTATCCAGCAGATCTTTGATGCCAAATATGACCAATGGTTTTTCAAAGCGAACATGATTCAAAAAATGCAACAGCTTGTCAGGAGGACTGCTCCACATATAGTAGATATCAGCGCAGTCAGTATAATCTTGCATCAATGACACAAACATAGGCCAAGTGCTGTCTGATGGAGGACGAGATATTGTATAAAACATGTCAGTGGTATATTCTAAATCTGGTGTCAAGCCAGTTGTTCCAGAGCATTATGGCCTGATCCTCAACTGGTGTTATTTGCATAGCAGTGCAAATTTTATGATACTGCGTTAGAAACAGGTCCTGTGATTGTTCTAACATGGCGGTCAGTGATATAGGCTGCATCTGATGCCGCTGTTTGAGCTGAACAAATA